CCCCGGCTCCTCGATCTCGTCTTCCGGCCGGCTCGGCACCTGTACCCGGTCGCGGAGCGCGTCTACGTCGATCCGCCCGTACTCCTCGATCCCGCCGGCCGGTTGCGACACGATCGCCGTGTAGAGCAACCGCAGGTAGCCCAGCGCCTCGTCTTCCAGCGGCGAGGCCACCAGACGAACTTTGCCCCGGGCCGCCTCGCCGAAGTTGAGCAGCAGCAGCGCGTCGACCACGTAGTGGGTGACGTACTGAGTGTATTGCCGATCCAGCTTCTCCATGATCGCCAGCGTCCAGTTGGCGTGGGCGACCGCCTCGGCCTTCGTCCCGAACTGACCTTCGGTCAACGCCCGCTCAGGGAAGAACATGCCGCGTAGCTTCAGGCTGTCAAGGTACTTGAGCCGGGCGATAAAGCTGTACTGCTTTGGGCTCGTGTCGCCAATCGTGTTGAAAGACCAGCATTGCCACTCCTGGATCTCACCCTCGCCGGTATCGACATGCACCGTAGGCACGCACAGCCCGCCGCTGGTCTGAAGCGTCTTTAGGAGCGTCTGTGCGAGAACAGCGTTCGACGTCTCGACTCCGTCAACCATGGAGCTCCCCGGCGGGTACTTGACCACCATGCGGATTCCCGCCTGCTTCGCATCGTAGCGGGCCGCCACCTTGTTTGCTTCATTCCACTGATTGTAGATGCCCCGAATCGTCTCCAGTTGGGCCTCGCCGTACCAGTTGGTGCCCTCGGCATGGTGAGACATGAGCAGGGACTTCTCGGAACCGAGAACGAGGGAGTCCCGCGACTGCTCGAAACCGGCGAACGCCCCGGTGTCCTTCACGACGAGGATCGTGGTCAAGTCGTGAAGCAGCGGCTTCAGCTTCGCCAGGTGGACGCGATTACCGTCGAGCTCGTAGACCTTCTCCCAGCCCTGCCAGCCGAAGTCAATCGACCCGTACAGCGCCCGCTCGATCACGGCATCACGCAACGGCAGCACGTCGCCCTTGATCAGGTCAAGCCACTCGTCAGGCGGCTCTTCCCCCTCGGCCGGCTCGACGGACCACCCGCCGGTCAGGAGCACCGCCGCCAGGACCTCGCGGGCCAGGGACACTGTCGGGTCCCGGCGGATCGTTCGGTAGGCCGCGTACGTCGCCGGACGGGTTGTCTGCAAGTAGACCGTGCCGGGAGCGCCGCCGGTCGGCCAAGTGGTGTAGGCAACGGCCGTCTGGGGACCGGTCTGTTCGCCGAGGTCGGGTTTATCGGTCATCCAATCACCACCACGTTTCTCCGATCAGCTTCCGGCAACCGGATGCCGATCGGCCAGAGCCTGTGAATTATGTAGCCGAGCGCGTCGGTGTTCGACACAAGCACGCCGTTGGCAAAGAACTCATGCGCGCCGACAACCTGGAGGCTATACGTCGGCTTTCTTTTTTTGCCAGCCTGCACGCGCGTTACACGCACGGGAGCAATACCGCTTTTTGGCGTATTTGTTGACACTAAATTCCGCACCACACAATTCACACGTACGGACTTCGTTGTCGACTCCCGATGCTCTCCGCGCTGCTGCCTTGCAGCGTCGTGAACAATACCTGTCCCCCTTCTTGTCGAGCAGGACCCGATATTGCTTTCCGCAGCATTTACAGGTCTTATAAAGGACTCGCCGTCGTAGCTTCCTGATAAGATTTCTAGCATGATTCCGATGCCATTCGCGGCCAGCTTCTGACCGATGCCACTCGGCCGCAAGGGGAGACGCTCTCCTGAGTATTGCTCTTCGTTTTGTTTTGAGTTCCGGGCTAGCCTTCTGTCTGGAGAGATGCTCGGACTTTTCGAGGCACTCAAGGTTACCGATTGAATTGTTGGCCGTGTTCCCGTCCTTATGATGGATGTGGCAACCATCAGGGATTGGGCCAAAGTGGTCAATCCAAACCTGCCGATGGAGCCGGCGTTCATGCTTCCCGGTACCGCGTGTGAAATATCTCCGTTGTGTCGAAGATTTCGCATCCGGATACCGCCGATACGCAACGCCTTTGTAGACAATGATCTCGACCTGCATAGCACATTCTCCCCAATCGGGTGTAACGGATATAGTGAGCTATGCAATTCTACCGCGGACAGCGGGACAAATCCAGTCCCCTTCACCCAAACTGGGTGATCTTCAGTTCCATGCAGGGCGATCCCCGCATCGGTTTCCAGCTCCCAAATTTCAGCATCCCGCATCGTCAGGCCGGACCAAACTACTTGACGCAACCCACTCCGAGTCCAAACCTTCTGGCCTGCATAGATTTCCTCAATCGGCACTGGACCATCTTCTGTTGCCACAAGGGTCCCTGCCACTAAGCACATGTGGCCGATGTCCCCCGAGTCGGCCGGAGTGCTGGTCCCCACCCGGTAGTATCGGGTCTCCAGGTCGGAGATCAGGTGCGTGCACTTCGGATCAACGAACAGCCGGCGGGCACCCGACGCGCTGCACAGCATGGCGTTGGTCGCGGCAAACCGATCGGCGATCGCGGGGTTGGCCCGGGGGTAGTGAACCGACCGGCCGGCCCGCTGGAACCGCTCGTCATTGAGAATCTGCCGGTAGTCTGATAAAGACGCCCGCGTGTTGCGACTGGCCGACGACGCATCGCCATAGAACTCCCAGCCGCCCCGGTGATCCGCATACCGCCCGTGCAGCACGTCCAGCGTCCGGCGAGTCGTCGTACCCTCGAGCCATATCTCATCGAATACCTCCAGCCGGTCACCCCGCCGGTGGCCAAGCACCCAGGCCATCGGGGACACATTGAAGTCGGAACCGACGATGATCGGCAGAGCGGAATCGTAGAAGCAGGGCCGCACGTTATAGTCAAACTCGAACTCGCTGAAGATGCAACCTTCAAGCTGGGTGAACCGACCTTCGTATCGCCGCTGGAACAGCAGCGCGGGCAACGTCCTGCGCGCCCGCTCGTACTCCTCACGCGGGTACGACGGGTTGTCGATCGACCGCCACGTCCGCACGAAGTAGTCAGGATCGCCTTTCGTGAACCGGTCGAGGAATTGCTTCTTGAGCCAGTTGACGGCGTATGGCGTGGTGGTAATAAGCGCCCGGCCCATCTTGTAACCGAGGCGGGCCTGAACCACGGTCCAGATGTGCTGGACCATCTGCCCAGCCTCGTCGAGCCAGATCCCACGGTACTGGCCGCCCTCGACCGTGTCCGGGTTGTCGGCCGAAAGGAAGACTATCTCGTGCCCCTCGATCGAATAGGTCCGGCTGGCGGCAGCCCAGTTCCCGCCGAACCGGTCGAACATCCGCAGGAACGTCCGCAGCGTCTCCCGCTGGAGCACCCCGTACGTCGGAGCCAGTACCATCCAACGGTCGGCCGGATACCGCTGCATCTCAGTGAGCAGCCACAGGGGGCCCATGGCCGTCTTCCCGCCACCGGTCCCGGCGATCGCCGCCAGGAAGCGGGCGCGGCTGCACAGCACGGCCGCTTGTCCGACGTGCGGACGGAAGGACACCATGTCGTCGTCCGTAACAGTATGCCAGCTCAAGGCGACTCACCACCCGTTAGGGGGTCCACCCCTATATAAGGGGCTTCAGAATCCGATTTTTCAGCGCTAGGCCCCGTATGTGGTGCCCAGCTTAACAAACTGGTGTCTTGGCCCTATCGTTCCACCTCTTGACCGCTCTCCTCCCACTTGATCGGCAGCGCGAACGGTCCGGCCGAGAGCCGGCGCAACAGGGCGTCGGCGCACTCGACGGCCCGATCGGCGAAGGCCCCCGGGTCCTTGTGCTCCTCTTCGACCGCCAGTCGCGTCATGATCCCGACCGCGATCGTGATCCGCAGCCCTTGCATCTGGGCTGCCATCGCCCGATCGGGCGGCACGGCCCCCTGGGGCAGGAGGATGCCGCTAGCGTTGGGTTGTCCAGCCATTAGGCTTGCCTTTCCCGCTGCATACAGCAGCGTTTGAACTTCTGACCACTTCCGCACGGGCATGGGTCGTTTCGACCGACCCGCGGCGCCCGCCGCGGGACGAAGTGGGCAGGCTGGTAGGGCACCTTACGATCCGTCGCCGTCGCCATTTCCGTTTCCCCCCGGCTCCTTATTGGCCTCCGGCATGATGATCTGGACGCCCTTGATCAGGTTGCCTTCGTGCTGGATGGCCGCCCGGTCCTTGAACTTCTCGGGACGATAGCCCTTGAGCATGAAAATCAACAGCACGTCGCTGTACTCATGTTCGACGTAGGGGACCATGATCTCCTCGCCCTTATCGTCGAGTCGCGGCTTCTCATCCTTCCCGATCAGGGGCACCGTGATCATGGTCCCCTGATGGAACTTGAGCCGCTGGACCCCCGAGGTCGCCCGGCGAATCGCCTCGGCTTCCAGATAGTCGGCGCCCGCCTCCCGGGCCTCCTCAAGCGCCTCGCGGTACTGGTCGGCCGCCTCCCCCTCCTCTTTCGTCCAGTGCCAAGCTGTTGTCCGGTCGATACCGGCCGCCTCCGCCGCATGGGTCTGGGTACCCGCAAGGGACAGCGCCTTGAGGTAGGCACGCTTTTTTGGATGTTGAATATGATTGAAGTCAGGCACTGGTCAGCCTCCGTCGGCATTATACACGCGCAACCGCTGTTCTTTCAGGATTTTTTCACGCTCCCGGATGTACCGAGCCTGCTCAGCGGCCCCCAAGTCCAGGTCCGTCGACCGGTCGACCGGGTCAGGTAGCCCCATACCCCGGTCCCCCATCTTCTTGGCCAGCGCATCGCGGGCCTCGATTTCGACTCGGGTAGCGGGCGGGAGCGTTTTCGGACGATACTTTCCCAGGACGATCCGCCCAACCGACCCGAGGCCGATCCGGGTACGTTCGGCGATGTCACGATAGGTACAACCCCCGCGGTGCATCCGCTTGACCGTCGCGACTATCGTGCGCGTGATTTTCATTGTGAGTCTTCTGCGGCTTTGGCTGCCCTCATCAAGCTAGCAGCATCTTGGGCTAATCGCCGTCGTTTGTACTCATCGGCTTTCCGTATCAAGACCTCTCCCGCTTCCCGACACCCACGTTCCAGGCCCCTCAGAATGTCATTGTCCATCCTTCATCCCTCCCGCCGCGTCTGCGGCTTCGCGTAACACCCCCATAATGATCTCCATCGCCTCGTCGACCGACTCGACGACGCCCGTAACCGCGCCCGCTGCCCCCCATTCCCGCAGCCGCAGACGCTGGAGCGGCGTCGGCTTCTTTCCCGGTCGCTTAGCCTCCAGCCATATTGAGCGGCCCGCCGCCGTGATATGCAGGTCGGGGGTGCCCGCCTCGACGTACCTGGACCCATGGAGCTTGACCGCCTTGACGGGGTGACCGAGTCGACGGAGGGTCTTCACCCGGTCAAGGACGGTGCGAATGATCGTGGATTCCTTCATGGCTTGTCCCTCAACTCCTCCGGCAACGATCCTTCAGGAATCTTCTGCATCTCCGCAAACCGTAGCGCATGATCCCGGCACAGTGCCCAGCCGCGGTAGCCCCGCCGATTGCCTTCCGGCGGGATACCCCCACCGACGATGTACTCGGCGCGGGACCCGCACCGCGCTCGCTCACAGTCGAGCCGATCGCCGAAGTCCAAATCAGACAACGGGTCGATCTCGCGGACGTACGGGGCAATATATTTCACCTGCATCACCCTATCCTCCATCCTTTGTTCTAGGTTTATCAAACCGGACGTACTCGACCGGCTGTCCCATGACGATACTAGCCTGCTCGGCTTCCCGGGCCCTCTTTTCCTCGGCCCAGATATAGCCAATCAGGGAGTCGTCAACGACCCGCCAGACTTCCCATAAGTGACTGTGTTTTGACATAGTCATTCCATCCTCCATCGAAAACCAGTACCCTGTTCTTTCACGATCAGCAGTCGGTTGCGCGCCCGCGTGGTAGCGACGTACTTGACCCGTTGCTCTTCGTCTCGCCCCGCGTCCGAGCGAGCTGATAGCGCGCACGGGCGGCTGATCGAGGTCAAGATCGCCACGTTGTCGGCCTGAGCCCCTTTCGCGCTGTGTACCGTGCCGACGCGGACCCGGGGCTCTCGCACAAGGTCCTCGCCCCAGCGGGCTCGTGCCGCAATCCAGTGATCGGAGCCGGGTATCCAGTGGGTCCACTGCCCCGAGCAGACCACCTCGAGGAATAGCGCCGTCGCCCCCATAGCGTGCAGGTCGCCGGGCAGCTCGAACGGGTAGACCTCGGCGGCACCCTCCATGCTGCTGAAGTGGCTCTTGGTTCCGCGCTCGAAGTAGGGGGCGGTCGGGATCTGCTGTTTAAGGATCTGCTGCCACTGCCAGCCGTCGACCGGGCCACCGTGCTGGATCGACAGTAGCGCTTCGATCGCCGCTACCTGGACGCCCCCGCCGCCCCGCTTATGCCCCCGAGTCGGCGTCCATGGGATCGCCGCAGTATCCAGCAGGCGCCCGATCCGCCGGGCGTGCCAGTTGGTACGAGCCAGGATCAGCCACTCGTCGCGGGGGTCGATTTCTCCCCCTATAATAGGGAGCCATGAATCGGATATTTCACCGCGCGTGTCGGTAGGCGATATCCCCCTTGGGAAGTAGTCAGAGCACCCCGAGATCAGTTGTTCGCCAAGGGCCAGGATGTCGGCCGCACACCGGTAGGATCGGTCCATGACCACGGTCTCGTCAACCGGCCAGGTGAGAAAGTGGCTCGCGTCCGCCCCGGCCCAGCCATAAATCGACTGAAATGGGTCGCCACAGAGCACGACCTGCCGCACATCCTCGCCCGAGACCAGCCGCTGGGTGGCGGCTGCCTGGAGTGCCGACGAGTCTTGCTGCTCGTCCAGCAACCACGCCTCGACGTCGCTGGGGGGCTCGCCGCGCGGGGCGGTCTGGTACGCCCCTTCCTCAACCGAGAAGCCGTAGCCCGCAAACTGGGCTATCAAGTCGGTGAAGTCGACCCGCCCATCAACCCGCTTGGCCATCTCGTAGCGACTCACCACCCGAGTGCAGTAGTCCAGCGCCGGGCTCCGGTCGTCCGTCTCGTCGCGCTCCCGCCAGACGGTTGCCAGCGGCACAAGCCGATTGCGGGCAGCGTCCCAGATCGTTAGCGCCCGGTCGGCATCCTGCGCCTCGCCGGCGACGGCGAACGACTCAGCGTAGGGTTCCCCGCCCTCGGTCGGCAGGTGAACGGATTCCTGAAGCTGCTCTTGCAGCCACTCGCGGTCCGCCTTGCAATCGGTAAGCAGGCGGTCGCGCACGCCGAGCAGCCGGTAGCACGCCGCGTGCAGCGTCTTGATCCAGCCGGAGTGCTCCAGTTCGACCGGCCGCAGGCTAAAACGGTCGCCAGCCCGGGTGCTCGCCTCGCGGCGTGCGGCCCGGGTGTAGGAGGAGAACCCCACCAGCCGCGGGTCGCCGACTTCGGCGACAATGTCATCCATGAAGTTCAAGAGCGCCCTGGTCTTGCCCGTGCCCGGGCCGCCGATTAGTTTTACAGTTTTCACCCCCATCACTTTGCCCTCGTGGAGCATACGGTTCCGCCCTGGTTAAAACACCTTGCCTTGCCCGGCCCGGCCGCGCCGGAGCGAGCCCGGCCTTGCCAAGCCATATTTTAGTAAATCCTATGAGAACACCTTGCCTTGCCTTGCCTTGCCACACCACACCTCGCTGGGCCCCGCCATGCCCAGCCGAGCCGCGCCGCGTTTATCGAATGCTATAAGAACACCTTGCCTTGCCGCGCTCGGCCTTGCCTCGCCGCGCCTCGCCGCGCCACGCCAGGCCGGACCTTGCCCCGTTGATTCACACCGCCGCCAGCAACTCCTCCAGCAGCCCGTGCAGCTTCCTTAGCCGCTCCAACAGCTTCTCGTCTGCCTTGTCCAGTAAGTCGGCCTCGATCAGGTCGATGATCTGGTTGACGTAGAACGCCTGGTTCATTCCCGACGATCGGTCGTTGGCCTCCCGTTGCCGCTTGGTCAACTTCTTTCCGGCCATGTGCCGGATGGTGTGCTTGAGCGCAACCGTCAAACCTTGGCCGTTCCCCCTGGCCGTCCGGTCGGCCTTCAGCCCGGCCAGCTTGTCGACCGGCATGTTGAGCGCACCCGCCACGGAATCCAACGGGATTCGCAGACGATCGGCGATGATCGTGCAGCGGGTGCGGTCACAAGGGTCCAAGCGTGCCCCGTGCGCCGCGTTGTACCGCATCGCGTCGAGGAACATTTCCTTCTCGTTGCGGTAGGTCTTCTCGATCACTTCGATTTCCGCGTCCGGCCCGCCCGTTTGGAGCCGTTCCTTGACGCGGTGGAATCCGTCGACCACCCGCTTCGATTTTTTGTCGGCGATGACGGGCGGGAGTTCAACGCCCGCCTTCCTCGCGTCGGCAATCGCCCGGATGTTGTGGCCGTCCAGGTTGTTCCGGGGGTAGAGGTCAAAGTCCAACACCAGTTCCGCACACTTCATGGTTCGCATCGCTTGTGCTCCTTTCGAGCAGGGGGAGAAAAAATCCTTGCCGAGCCGCGCCTCGCATCGCTCCGCCGTGCCAGGCCCTGCCACGTCCAACGAATCCTATAAGAACACCTTGCCTTGCCACACCTCGCCGGGCCGGGCCAAAACTGGCCGGGCCTGGCCGTGCCACGTTCAGCGAAACACTTCTTGTTCAATACGAGACAGCCGGTCCTCGAATGTTGATGGCATGCCGTTTTGCATCGCGAGACGAAAAGCATCACATGCAATCCGTGACCAGTTCACCTCTGGGTGCTTTTCGGCGTACGCATTCATCACGGTCTTCAACTCAGGCGGAATAGAAATGGTCGTGCGTGTGTGCATTGAAAAATCCTTGCCGAGCCTCGCCATACCTCGCCTCGCCATGCCACACCCCGCCTCGTCGCGTTTACCGAATCCTATAAGAGCACCTTGCCTTGCCTTGCCTCGCCTTGCCTTGCCTCGCCAGGCCAAGCACCGCCAGGCCATGCCTTGCCCCGCCAGAAATTGCTTCACCCCAACTCCACCGAGAACCGCCCAAAAGCGCCGGACTTCTCGGGTCGAAAATCGCCAATGCCAATGATCCGCCCGGCCAGTGAAAGCGCCTCAACCACTTGTTCGGCCGAGAGGAGCGCCATATCCACCTCCAGCGCCAATCGCATCTTCCAGGGCATCCACTTCGGACGGCACCGAAGGACCCTGGCCTTGTTCACAACAACCGGCTGTCGGTCGATCTCGTACTTCCTAGCCGGCTTGCCCTTCCCATCGAGGATCGTGACACCCGGCTCTGTAATAAACACGGCCCCCTTGATCATCGTCGTGGCGAACATCTTGCCGAACTTCTTGCCGGCGACGGCTCTTAGGGCAGCCTTCGTGAAAGCATTGGCCGGGTGGTAGAACGTGTCACCGTCGATGTATAATCGAAGCTGTGCCTCCTCCTTGTCGTCGTACTTCTTCCTGCCCGTCGTGATCCCGCTACCCTGGTCAACCCCGATGAAGTTTGCGGGGTTGTTCTGGAGTAGGGGAGACAGTCCCGTGACCGTGAACACCACGATCTCCGGCCTCATCGTGGCCGGCGCCCCGACCATGCCCTCTGCCTTGCCTTTCTTCGCCATGACTCGCTCCTTTCAAGTGGAAATGAAAAAGTAAAAACCTTGCCGTGCCGGGCCACGCCGGGCCACGACAAGCGCAGCCACGCCGGGCCCCGTTCACTCCTGATCGTATAAGAACACCTTGCCTTGTCCTGCCTGGCCTCACATCGTCTCGCCCCGCCGCGCCATGCCGCGCCACGTTCAACGAATCCTATGAGAACGTCTTAGCGTTCACCCCCTCCAAAAACACCCCAAGTTCCCTGTGCAACTCGGCCGCACTCTTGAGTGCTCCCGGGGGCATCGCCTCGCGCAACGCCGTCAGTTGCCGCTCCACCCGGTACTCCGGGCAGTAGGTCGCCGGGTCGATCCCAAGTCGCTCACATACTCGCGCAATCGCCTCCAGATTTTCGACCCTTTTCTGCAACCGCCGGTTGGTATCCTCCGCCTGGTCGACCCGCTGCGCGATGGTCTCCCGCAGCTTGCGGCTTACAGCGTGCCCGACGTTGCGGAGGTCCCGGCGGTCGGCCAGGTAGTCCCGCCAATAATCGCCCGCGTCGGTGGCCCGTTCCCGCGTGATCTTCACCCGGCTGAACAGGACGTATCGGTAGACCGACTCGGGGATGCAAACGTCGCGGTAGGGAGCTTTCTTCTTGGTATGCAGCCGTCGCGTGTTGCGACTCCCAACGAGTAGCCCGGCTTCCTGGGGGATCTCGTCGGGTTGCACGATCCCGTGCGCACACGCAAAGTAGAACTCGTTGCAATACGGGAGATGCCCCCGCCACTTCTCATCCCGCAGGAAGTCTTGTCGACTCACCTTGATCTCGTAAGCGGTTACGAGAGGGTGTCGCCATGAACGTTTCATCGCCCAGGCATCCATCCGCTGATGTCCACCGGAGCGCGATGGTCCGTCCTTGCACTCGGCAACGAATACGTCGTCCGCGTGACGGGCACGAAGCAGATCAAGGATCGTTTTGGCGGTTACGTTCATCGCCCATCATGCTCCTTGGCAATCGCCACCCAGATTCCGATGCCGGGCAGCTCGGCCATGACCTCGGTGACGAGCAGGTCCTTGGCCACGGCGTTCCGGTTGGCCGACCACAGCAGGATGTGCTTTTGCCGCAGCTTGGGGTTGGCGAAGAACTGCTGGGCCCCCATCAGGATTTCGCGCTCCAGCTTTCGTAGGGTCAACATTGTGGTGGGTCTCCTCATGTCAGTAGTTCATCCACACGCATTCGACTTTCCGCTCTTTCACCTTCGCGCTCGAAGCGTTGTTCGGCAGGTCGATCTCGACGCAACGCCAGTCATAATGTTTTGCCACCATATCGTACAGTTTGGAATGATAGCCGGACAATTGAAACGTACCGTCGCTGGTGCCGAGCGTATCCAGTAGGTGTTCATGGTCTTCCACCGTCATCTCGTGCTCGTAGCAATCCTTTGCCGTTCGTGTCTCGTGCAGGTACGGCGGATCGCAATAGAAGTGCGTCTTCGGTCCGTCCTGTTGCCGGATCACGTCGAGCGCATCACCGAACAGAATCACCACCCGCTTCAGTCGCTCGTGGGCCTCGGGCAAGCCCTCGATGGCCGAGAGCCAGGAGCTAACTTGCTCATTCATGCCGCGACGTGTGCGGTTGCGGGACAGTGTGGCGAAGTCCTTGCCGAGCCCTTGGCGGGATTGGCGGTAGCGACAAAAGAAGTGGAGCGCTCGATCGACAGGCGTTAGTCCTTTGTTTTTTGACCACTCAAACACCCCTCGCGAAAACGGTAATGCGCCAAGTTCTCTGACCATCACCTTGAAGGCAGTCACGTTTCGCAGACATTCCCAGAAATTCATCAGCTCTCCGTCAATGTCGTTCACCACCTCGGACACGCCCTCGCACGGCTTGGCGAACAGCACCGCCCCACCGCCGAAGTAGGGCTCGACAAAATGGAGGTGTGGGGGCATTAGCCCGATGATTCGCTTGGCCAGGTAATGCTTCCCGCCGTGCCACTTGAGAGGTTGGCTGGTCATAATCCCCCCTTTGGTATGTGGATTCAGCGCATCAGTTCATCCTCGGGTCGCCTTCGTGAGCAGCGTCACTCCGGGCAGACGACGCCCGCTCGAAATCCGCCGGAGACAGGATCAGTCTCCCCCGGCCAGGGATCACGATCACCCGTACATTTCGGGGGAAGCCCGGGTCGACCTCCCGGGCGTTCGCCAGCACATCGGGGGTCATCGCCATCACCCCGCTGGGGAGCTCGGACAACGTGGAAACCGCAGTCAACCCACTGATCTCGCGCGCGCTGAACATCTCGGGCTCCTCAAAACTGACCTTGACACGGCTGATCCAGTAGGCTATTCTGTCCGGCTCAGTCCTACCGCCGCCCAATCGGGCGGCGGGGGGAACTTGGTTTTAGTTCCCCCCAATTCCCCCCGTCGTCCCGTACACTGGGCACCCCTTGGTAGCTTTTGCCTATTGTGGGGGACTGGGGGTGGCGGGTGTTTACACCATTGGCGGGAAGTGGGACGAACTTTTATGCTACTTCCCGCAGTTGGCCCCGCGTGTAAACCCTTTGGTTGTAACGACTTGTGACGCAAACGGGGCGTGGGAGGAACTTTTGCGATTTGAATCACTTTTTTATTTCCCTATAGGGGCCGCGATTGTTTCCGCGGGCCGGTCGTCGCCGGTCGCGGCGATCCGCAGCAACGTCACGTCTTCTCCGTCGAGTCGGTGTAGGTCCACCCCTCCCTCGCGGTATCGTTTGGGGTAGTCTTCTCCCTGCACCCGGCGGAGTGTCCGGGTCAGCTCGGGGCGCTTGACCCGATCGGCCTCAAAGTTAAGGTCTCGCCAGACGTGGGTGAATCCGAACACCACGCTCCCGTCGTCCAGCCGGCAGGGGCGGCCGCGGGGGTCCGGCTGGCTTCCGGTCTCAAGTTCCCGGGCCTGCCCGAGCACGCTCAGGAGAAGCTGTGCGACCACACGCCACCGTTGCTCCTCGGGTGGGGCATCGCGGTGCTCGGCCGCCAGGATCAGCCGTTCATAGAGGGACGACTTGCCGTAGCTGCCATCCTTCCGCTTCTGCCGTTTATCCCACCGGGCGACGAATGATCGGGTCAGTGGGTAGCTGGCCTGTTCCAGGGCCGCGATCCTGATCGCGGAGCCGGAACACATCTGCTGGGCAGTGAGCACGAGGCATCCACCCTCAGCCCGGGCAAACTGGGGGGCGTGGAGCTCGTAGCGAGGCGGATCTGACTCGACGATCACCAGCCGCCACTCGGGGTCGACCTCCTTGCTCCCCTCTGTGTGGCTCTCCACCCCGACGGCCGTTTCCACCCCGGCTTCCTCGGCCACGCGTCGCCGTTGCTCGGTTTTGAAGATGGACTCGAACGTCCGGCGTAGCTCAGGCTCCGGCAACGGCGGAGCGTTCCGCTCGTTCCACAGGCGGAAGTGCTCCCAGAGCCCCTGCACCAGCTTGCGATCGTCCAGATTGGCCAGGCCGCGGAGCCATTGCCCGATCAGGCTAGCGGCACTGTCGTTGCGGGCCCCCTCGGGGGCGCCCCGCAATATCCCCTCCCACTCGGCAGACGACTTGCCGACGGGCGGGGCATCCAGTTCCTCAGCCGAGCACCCGGCGAAGTTGACCAGCCAGGCGAGGGTGGTATCGGGGATCTCGGCCAGCTCGCACTCGCCGGGCGAGCACCCCGGGAGCCAGACCCGCTCGACCCCATCGGCGACGGACGGCGGGGCAACCGTGTAGGCGGCATTGTTGCCGCTGATAATCTCCAGCTCCCCGCCGATGAATACCCGGGCTTTCGCCGGCAACCCCTCCCGCCACTTGAACCACCAGTGCGGACCCCGTCGCGCTTGGTAAGTCCAGGTCGTCGGGATCTCGCCGCCGAAGACGCGGCGCATGATCTCTTCGCCGCGCGGTCCGTTGGCGTTGAAGTCGACGACCCCCGACGTGGGGCCGCACAGTACGGCGACGTTCCCCCCGTTGGCCCATAGCTCGGCGATCCGCTCCTCGTCGCACGTCGCCACCGTCGGCCACTTTTCTGGGCATCTCGACTTGCCGTGGACCGGGAACACCCTGATCCCCAACGCAGCGTATTCGAGAGCGGCTTGAAGGCAGTCCGTTACAAGGGGCATCCGTTTCCTTTAGTCCGTTAAGACCCGCAGTTTGGAGGGCTTTGAGGTGAGTTCATCGTGGCGACCGAGGGTGCAGAGAACCCCCTTCATTCGCACCTCGGCCCCGCTGCCATAGGCAGCGTGCATCGCCGTGGCGAGATGGGCAAACGCCTGCTTAAATGCCTGCTCTGCCGTCGGGACCGCGGCCTGTGCCGCGGTCAAATCCTGCTGGGCCGCGGTCAAATCCTGCTGGGCCTTCCGGTATTCCGCGATCGCCTTGCGGACTTTATCTTCCGTTTGCATGGGTAACCTCCCGTATGGTTGGGCTGAGCAGTTTCCTTCGTCCCGCCACCTCGTCACACGTGCCGCCGCAGACAGGGCAGGCGAGCCGCCGGCCGCCGTCCAGTTCCACGACGCGGTCGGCCGGGATCACCACCCCACAGCGACGGCACGTGTAGCGAAGGGGTTTCATTCGACGGTCTCGCAATGAGTTTGCAGCTCGAATGCTAACGCCTCAAACATCCTCTCGTGGTTGTTTGGACTGGTTTGCCAGAACGGAATCCAGTACTCCGTCACCGCAATTGACGATCCGTCGTGCCAACATGGGCAATGGAGTATCTGGCAAAAATCGTGCGTCGGTGCCTGGTCGGCCATGGAGGGAGGCGGGTATCGCCAGTGCATTTCGATACCCCCGGAGTATCGCTCTACCGGCTTGTCTTCGACTATGTCGGTGATGTGCAAGTGCAGGCCGCCTTTGGCGCCGATCACTATCCAGGTGTGCCTCGGCTGCCCGTAGGGGATCGTGTACCGGTATTCACAGCGGTATTTGGCCATGCTACACCTCCACCGTGGTCGTCTCGCCGGCCACGTCGGCATTCTGGACCTGGAACGCGGCCAGTGCAGCCGTGTACGATTCGGCGATCCCCGCCACGGCCTTCGTCGACTTCGCGTCGAGCCGTCCAAGCATCCGGGGGGCCAGCTTGGCGTAGGCGATTCCGTCGCGGTTTTTGTCCGGGGTCAGCCCCAGCTCGGTCACCACCTCGTAGTAGCGGCACCCGCCCGCGGCAAGCTGCGCAAGGTAGTTGCGGATCGGCGCCAGCGAGCCGGGCGACACGACCAGCACGAGGGGCAGCGACTCGCCTTTGGGCAGGAGCAAGATCAACCGGCCTTCCTTGCAGGCTTTCCCCCGGCCGCGGCCGCCTCCCGACTTGATGGCCGAGCCCCACTGGTTGCATGGACAGGCGGCACAGTCGCCGCCGGGCGTCCCGTGCCCCGTCACGCAGTCGAAGCTCCCGCAGTCCGGCGGATCGCCGGTCGGATCGGGGCTGGGCCAGTACGCCCGCCGCCGAGCCGTATAGAGGATCACGCCTTCCAGTCTCGGGACGCTCTGGTCGCCGAGGGCATTGGTGACGATCCAAGACGTCGCCCCGCTGGTCGGCATCCGCACGCGGGGCAGCTCGGACGCGGTGATGGGTTCATTCCCCAGGTTCTCTCGGAGCAACGCCAGCGTCGGGTTCCCCGGGTTCAGGGCCGGCCAGTCTTTTTGGGTCAACGGTACCAGGTCGTTCGCCATGATCGGACTCCTTGTGATTGGAACAAACAGCGTCGAGCCCACCGTGGGCGTCGACGTAGGCACGTAGTTTCTGAAGGGCCTTCTCGCCGACTGCTGCGTGCAATTCCAAATAACAGTTGGCCATTTTGTTGAGTAACTCGCTTCGGCCCTCGAAGATCGCCCTGCTGAGTAGCCCGCTTCGGTCCTTGAAGATCGCCTCATCGGTCACGTCGATGAAGCTGGTGAGGCGATCCCAAATCTCATTCTCTTGGCCTCGCGTCGTCAACTCCGCGAAGCTCGCGGTAGCCCCGTGGATCTCGGATCGCACGGGCCCCCGCATCCGGCACCGACGGCACAGGATGTAGGCGCTACCAGATTCGGTGTGCTCGCAGTGGACCTCCGCGCTTCCGCAGGATGGACAGTTCATTTCCGAACTTCCTCATTGCTAGGTCAAAAGAAACGCAGGCCCGTCCCAGCGGGCCCAGGTAACCCATCTCCACCAGCGGTTGACTTCGGCTGTTTCCCGCCGCGTGCGATGCAATGCCCGGTGGAGGGTAGAACCGCGGTACGAATGGTAGTCGGATCGCTTCAGTACCTTGCGAGCAACGCGGAGTCTCATTTCACCCTCACTTTCGGGGTGACCCCCACGTCAAGCAAGGACAGCAGCCCCTCGGGGACCTCCCCTTCCTTGGTCCACTCCCAGACCTGCGACTTGAGCTTGCTCGTGTCGCAGGACGGCTCTTGCTTGACGAGGCGGGGCAATCCGGCTTCGATAAGCGCCTCGCAGAGTGCAGGGGTTTTAACCCCCTTGCCCTTCCAGCAGTGAAACTCCGTCCAGGAGGCGCACAGCTTGACGGTCCGCCCGTGTCGCACGATCTGCGACGTACCGGCCTCGGCCCACTCTTCAATGAGGGCCTCGTTCGCCGTCTCGATCTCCGCCTTGACCGCTTTCAGGTCGGCCTCGAGCTGGGCCTGACGATCGTGCAGCTCGATGTACTGGCCGACCAGGTCGAGCTCAGTTGCCGTCGCCATCGGGGGTGCCCTCCTCTTCCTCTTCTGCGACCGTGGGTGATGGTGCATAGGTTTCGGCCAGCAGTTCCAGCGGCTCGATCAGGGGCGCCGCGTTCTTGTCCCCGAGGTTGTGCGCCGCTGCCTTCGCCACCTCGACGGCGATGTGCAGGGCCTGCTTCTCCTTCGCCCTGAGCACCAGTCTCACCGCTCGTCCCTGGGCATCCAAATCAATTTGCAACATTCTCAATCTCCCTTTGTTAGACCACTCAAGACGGCCTCAACGACCTGCTGCTTCTTTCGCAACGCCCCGTACACGGCCTCATCGACCGTGTCCCGGCCGATCAGATGGTAGTAGTGAACGCCCCGCGTCTGGCCGGGCCGGTCGGTCCGTTTTCGCCATTGGAGCCAGTCGCCCAGGGAAAAGCCCACGCTGTACGCGATCGCGTAGCGGGCCTCACTCAGGTCGATACCGAGCGATCCCGCTTGGATCTGGGTGCCGAGGACGTTGCACGGCTTTGCGTCAAAGTGCCCGGCTTTCCATGCCCGGTAATCGTTGTATCGCCCGCTGATCTCGCCGTACCCCCGGCCGAGTGCATCGGCAACCTGACGGACCACGTCGAGGTCGTGCAGGAATTTGCAGGCGACGACGACGCGCTCATCGGGGCCAATATCCTCGAGGAGCTCGGCGAGCAGGGTAGCCTTGCCGGTGTCGATTGACTCGGGCGGGCTGCCCTCGACGGCCAGATACCCGCTCGTGATCTGCTGCAACCGCAACAACCGCACCAG